AATGGTCTTGTATCTAGTGGTAAACTAAGAGGATTTGATATGTACAAATCCAATAATGTTGCTGCTGCTAGTACAGCTACTGGCAAAATTATGGCTGGTCACATTTCTTCTACTGCAACTGCTCAAACTATCATCTCAACTGAGGTCTTAAGAGACCCTAGTTCTTTCGGTGATATCGTAAGAGGATTGCATGTATACGGAGCTAAGGTTTTAAGACCTGAAGCTTTAGTATCAGCTTTCTACACAGTAGACTAATAAAACTGGGGGAGTCTTCGGACTCCTCCTTTTTTTAAGGAGAGATTATGAAACACAACGAACAAAACTTACAAGGTAATCCAAAGCCTAGTGGTAACATTTCTTATTACGATTCTATTCATTCAAAAGAAGAGATGTGTAAAGAAATGGTAGGTTACAACACTATGAAATTCAAATACGAAGAAAACAAAGGAGAAAAATAATGGCTGGACACAAACCAATGGAAAAAAAGAAAAGAATGGGCATGATGTATGGCGGTAGCAGAAAAGGCATGATGTACGGTGGTATGGGCATGAAAAACAAAAAAAGAGATGCTAAGAATGCTGGTGGAATCGTAATGGCATCAATGGAAAATCAAAAACCTAACTAAACATGAAAGTAGATGCACCAAAAGGTTATCATTGGATGAAGTCTGGTAAAGGCTTTAAACTAATGAAAGACCCTAAAGGCGGTTATAAAGCTCACAAAGGAGCTAGTAAAAAAGCTTCTTTTGAAATACAAAAAGTACATAGTAAATAATGGCTAAAACATTCTTAACTCTGACGAATGATGTCCTCAGAGAGTTGAACGAAGTTGTCTTAACTTCATCAAACTTTGGAGACGCTACAGGCATACAAGCGTTTGTCAAAAACTCTATTAACAAATCTATAAACGATATTGCTAATGAAGAGCCACAGTTACCTTTCTTTTCGGCAGGTGCTAGTGGTGAGACAGACCCTTTCTATGGTAATACAACTGTAGCAACTACTGCAGGTACTAGATGGTATCTGTTAAAAGATGGTAGTAGTGATATTACTTCAGACTTTGCATCAATAGATTGGGATGATTTTTACATCACAACTATTAGTGTCTCTGGAGAATCAGCACCGTTTGTTTCAAAAGGGTTAAGATTTTTAACATTAGATGAGTGGACTAGGTATTACAGAGATAGTGAGAATAGTGATGATGCATCAACTCAAGCTTATGGAGAGCCTGTTTATGTAATACGTAGTCCAGACCATAGAAAGTTTGGTCTAAGTCCTATACCTGACAAAGTTTACAACGTACATTTTTATGGCTACAACAAGCCGACAGAACTATCAGCGTTTGGTGATACTATAGTTCTACCAGACCAATATGCAAATGTAATAACAGCTAGAGCTAGATATTATGTTTGGCAGTTTAAAGAAAGTCCTCAACAAGCTGCTTTTGCATTAGAAGATTATAAAAAAGGCATGAAGCAAATGAAGTCTAATCTGATAAATCCACAACCAAAATATATGTCAGATGATAGAACATATTTTTAGGAGATATAAATGACAACTAAAGTACCAGTAGAATTATTTAGTGCCGGAGCAGGTTTTACTATAGGGGATGGAACAGCCGAAGATACTAAAATAGTCTTTGACGGTAACGCACAGGATTACTATATAGGACTAGATGATTCAGCAGATAAATTAATTATTGGTGTAGGTTCAACAGTTGGTACGACTCCAACAATTACCATTGATGAATCGCAAAACTTTGAGATATCTGGAACTATGAACTTGTTAGGATTTACAGGTTCAAAAGCAAACTTTACTAATTCAATGTTAATTAGTAACGATGCTGGAACAGGAACACTTAGCACAGCAAGTAACAACACAGGTTTTGGTCATCAAGTATTCAATGTTCTTACTTCTGGTGATGGTAATACAGGTATGGGTGCTGATGCTTTATCGTCTGTCACATCTGGTAGTAACAATACAGCAGTTGGTTTAGATGCCTTAAAACCCACAACAGGAGATAGAAATACAGCAGTAGGTTCAACTGCTGCGGATGCTATTACATCAGGTTCACAAAATACAGCAGTTGGTTATGGAGCAGCTAGTTCACTTACAACTTCGGATGCAAATACTGCGGTTGGTGACAGCGCTTTAGAAATTTGCACAACAGGAGCAAGTAATACTGCAATCGGTGAAGATGCTTTAAAATCAAATAGCACGGCAGACAACAATACAGCTATCGGTGCTGGAGCGGGTGAAAATATAACTACAGGAACAGGAAATGTTTTTGTTGGTCAAGGTGCGGGAACATCAGGAGAGGCATCTGTTACAAATAATACTTGTATTTATGTTGGGCCTTCTGCATCAGGTAATAATGGAGCAAGTAATGAGTACGTTATAGGTCAAGGAAGAATCGGGTTAGGCGGTAATACTTTTGCTTTCGGTAAAACAAGTAATGTTGTCTACAATGTTTTTACATCTAATAATTCTTGGACAAGAAGTTCAGACTTACACAAAAAAACTAATATAGAAAATACAGATATTGGTCTGAGTTTTATAAACGAGTTACAACCTGTAACTTTTAATTGGCGACCTAATAATGAGTTTCCAAAGCATTATAGATATTATTCTGAAACAGAAAATAATATGGACACAGAAGTAAATCTTTATGGAATGATTGCTCAAGATGTTGAGAAAGCATTAGATAAAGTTGGTCATAAAAACTTTGGTGGCTGGGTAGAAGAAGAAGATGGTTCACAAAGTTTATCGCAAGAAATGTTTATTTATCCTTTGATAAATGCGGTCAAACAATTATCAGATAAATGTGATTCTTTACAGAATGAAATTAACGAATTGAAAGGTAATTAAATGGAAATAACAGTAGAAAGAGTTTTAGAAATAGCAACTGATTCAGTTACGTTAATTAATGATGTAAACACTAATGGAGCATCTTCTGAATATTTACTAGAAGGATTATCTCAGAGTGAAGTGAATAATGTTGTTCAAAAAAATGTTTTTCATTTAGAAACAATTTTAGCTTACGATGGAAGCAGTACTAATGTGCCAGATGTAGTTGGTAGCTCAGTAGATAAATCATCTTATACTGCTGCAATTACTACAGGTAAAAATTACATAACAGCAAACTCATAATAATATGGCTAGAAGTCAACCATACGGTTTTGCATGTTCAGGAGGATTAGTAGATAGTGCTAATCGTTTTGACTTGTTCAAAGCTCCCGGAGTAGCAACTACACTAAGAAACTTTGAAGTTGCTGTAGAGGGTGGTTACAGAAGAATAAACGGTTATAGTTTATTTGGTGGTGGTAGTTCTGCTAGACCTAACTCTTCTAATCAGATATATGGATTGTTTGTTTATGCTGATGGAGTAATAGCTGCAGGTGGTAGTAATATTTATTTTAGTCAAACTGGAACTAGTTGGTTACAAATAAATAAAGCAAGTGTAGCAAGTAGTGGTGATAATCATACTGCATTTACAGGTAGAAGTGCACTTAGTTTAACATCACCAGCTCAGTATAGTTTTGCATTATATGAAGGTACATCTATTTATGGTGACTTAGTTATGACAGATTCAAGTGGTAGTAATAAACCATTTTTATTTAAGATGACTGGTACAGATTCAGATATTACCAACAGAACATTTTTTGCTAGTCAGATAACAATAAGCGGTAGTACAACTGCAAAGTTTTGTACAATACACGGAAGACGCTTAGTAGTTGCAGGAGACCCGTCAACACCAAACACAGTTTACATAAGTGCTGTTAATGACATAGATGATTTTACTGGTGGAGTCTCAATAACATTAGAAGACCAGATAGTAGGTCTAAAAAGTTTCCGTAACGAATTATTTATATTTTGTAAAAACTCTATCTTTAAATTACAAAATGTTGACAACTCATCAGCTCTACAAGTTGTACCAGTTACTAAAAACGTAGGTTGTTTAGATGGACAGAGTATTCAGGAATTTGGCGGTGACCTAATCTTTTTAGCTCCAGATGGATTAAGAACAGTTGCCGGTACAGCAAGAATTGGAGATGTGGAGTTAGGCACAATAAGTAAAGCTATTCAGCCACAAATAAAACAGATAGCAGATAACATTGACACTTTTACAATTAGTAGTGTCGTATTAAGAGATAAGTCACAGTACAGATTATATTACGGTAAGTCTAGTCAAAGTGACTTAATACAAGAAGGAATTATAGGAACACTAAGACCTGAAGGTTGGCAGTGGTCAGAAACAAGAGGTATCGAAGCTCCGGCAGTTGCTTCTGGTTTTACAAACACTGGAGTTGAGAAAGCATTTCATGGTGACTTTGCAGGGTATGTTTACAACCATGATACAGGTAACTCATTTAACCCTGCAGGAACTGAAAGCGATATAGATGCTCAGTATACAACACCTGACATTGATTATGGTGATTTAGGTATGCTAAAAACTTTACAGTATCTAAAAATATCTTTTAGTCCAGAGAATGATGCTACACCAACAATTAGGGTTAGATACGATTTTGAAAGTACAGATACACCACAACCTGCTGATATTAGTTTAGGAACTGTACCGTTACCATCACTTTTTGGTAGTGCTGTACTTAATAGTAATACTTTTGGTGCAGGGGAACATCCAACAGTAAGAACAGCATTAACAGGAAGTGGACATAGTAATAATTTTAGTATTTTTACAAAGAACACAAATCAACCGTACATTATAAACGGTTTGTACATAGACTACGTACCGTCAGGAAGGAGATAATAAATGGCTCAAAACTACACTAGACAAAGTTCATTCAGTGATGGGGATACTATTACTGCTGCGTTATTTAATAACGAGTACAATCAATTAGTAAACGCATTTGCCTACTCATCCAGTAGTGCAAGTTCTACAGGTCACAGACACGATGGTAGTGCTGGACAAGGTGGTAACATATTTAAGATTGGTGACTTAGACTTTTTAAACAAAATAGAAGTTGACAGTACAAATAATAGATTAGGATTTTATGTAGAAGTTTCATCTTCAGCAGTAGAACAAATAAGAGTACAAGATGGTGCTTTAGTACCTGTTACAGATAGTGATGTTGATATAGGTACAAGTTCTTTATACTTTAAAGATGCATTTATAGATAGCATAACTACAACAGGTAATGTATCTGTAGGTGGTAATTTAGATGTTACAGGAACAATAGACTTTAGTGATTCTGCAATTACTAATGTGGGCAGTATTCAATTAGACAGTATCGCAGGTGATGCTGATTCTAATACTTCAATAACTTTTAGTGGCTCTGATGTTATAACTATAGCTGCTGGAGGAGATAATCAAGTTACCTTTACTAATGGAGCTATTGTACCTTCTACAGATAATGATATAGATTTAGGTACAAGTTCAGTAGAATTTAAAGATGCTTTCTTTGATGGCACAGTAACTACGGATGCTTTAGTAGCTGATACTGCAGACATAAACGGTGGTACAGTTGATGGTGCTGTCATTGGTGGTTCAAGTGCAGCAGCTATTACAGGTACAGCAATTACAGGTACAAGTTTTGTTATAGGTTCTGCAGATATTAGTGAAGCAGAATTAGAAACTATAGATGGTGTTACTGCCGGTACAGTTGCAGCTAGTAAAGCTGTAGTTGTTGATAGTAATAAAGATATTGGTAGCTTTAGAAATGTAACACTAACTGGTGAGTTAGATGCAGCTACTTTAGATATATCTGGTGATGCAGACATTGATGGTACTTTAGAAACTGATGCACTTTCTATAAACGGTACAGCAGTTACTAGTACTGCAGCCGAACTAAATATACTTGATGGAGTTACCGCAACTGCAGCAGAAATAAATGCACTTGATGGAATTACATCAACAGTTGCAGAATTAAATATTGTAGATGGTGATACATCTGCTACATCTACTACACTTGCAGATGCTGATAGAGTAGTAGTAAATGACAACGGTACTATGGTACAAGTTGCCTTGACAGACTTTGAAACTTACTTTGAGTCTGCCCTTGATACACTTTCTAATGTTACAACTGTAGGAGCACTAAACGCAGGTAGCATTACAAGTGGCTTTGGAGCTATAAACAATGGCTCATCTGCTATTACAACTACAGGTACAATTACTTACGGTTCTTTATCAGATGGTACAATAACTGTTACAGCTTTTGTAGATGAAGATGACATGTCTTCAAACTCTGCAACGCTTATACCAACTCAACAATCTGTTAAAGCTTATGTAGATACACAACTAACTGCAGAAGACTTAGATGTAACAACTGATAGCGGAACTATTGCGATTGACTTAGATAGTGAAACTTTAACTATTGGTGGTACATCTAATGAAATAGAAACATCTGCTACAGGTAATGCTGTAACTATAGGTATTCCGGCTGCTGCTCAGATTACAACTTCATTAGGAATCGGTGGTGGTTCTACTAACGGAGTACAGATTTC